GCCATTTTTGCTTGTCCTTACGAGTCAGACGATTTGCCTCTTCAATTCGTACACCCTCTGCTTGATCAAACCACGCAATCAGTGTGTCGCATAGATCATCAGGCATTGCCTCTGTATATGACCTTATGAAGTCACTCATTCGCTAGCGGCCATGCTTCCATGACCCTCTCTATATGACTCACCAAGTAGGGGATTTTTGTTGTAGTCCACCTTGGTCATGTCTGTATAATTCAAATATGTCATCGTGATATACTTTGCAGTCCCATTGATAGGAGGCCTCCCCCTGTGAAGGTGTGTCCATAGAGGGGGAAAGATAAGAATACTGCCTGTCTTCGGGGGTATAGATATACCATGATGGGGAAATTGTGTCTCGCCTTCATCAAAGTCCTCGTTGAGATACGCCATCATAATCAAATAACGCTTCGCACCAGCATGACTTTGCACATCAACATGGTCCTTGAACTGCTCATCATCCGGGCCACCTTCTCCAACACGATACCGCTTCACCTTGAACTCTTCCCATCCCCATGTCTTCGGGTTAGGAAACATCTCCTTGGTAATACGGCAGTCCTTCAAGTACTGCATAAGACAACCTTGAAACGTTCCCAATAGAGTCGCATTGTACTCTTTGAAACCATCATGCTCCATAGTATTCATACGAGTGCAGTTACATGCCCCGCATATCTTTGTACCATCAGGACGAAAGCATAGAGACAGACTCTTCACCTTGTCTGCTTCTGTGGTAAGGGTAGACTCGTATTGGGAGATTAGACCATCACAGAATGACTTGTCTAATGCACCTTCGTATAGTCGTATATAAGAATCACTTGTCATACAATTTTTCTAAGCATCGTAATGCTTCCCTGTCTTAGCTTGTGAGGTTCCACTATGTCCATACGATAAGAAATGTCTGTGATCGTACTAAGGATACTGTTGTTCTTGTTAGGTTCTCCACGAAAATAAGTGAAGTGAAATAGTGCATACTCTTTCACCATGTCCCAATAGTAGTCCACAAAATGTTGATACTCCACTGGGCCACCGCAGTCAAACCACACTAGATCATAGGGTCCATTATCTCTCACTCTATCAACAACGGAATGATCCATCATATCACCCTCAATGAAGTGAACCAACGAGTTTTCTTGAAGNTTACTCCTACGGTCTGCAGCTCTTTCAGCGTCCTCTTCCAAACTCTGGTCATCCACCACCACAAACTTTGGATCATAGGGCTTATCCAGATACTCCTTGTCGCAGTTAGAGTCCCACAGGAGCCCTTTGGTATTAGACTCTATTGCTTCCAGAAGAAANGGNGTGGTATAACCCATACCNATTTCCAGTACCCTTTGAGGTCTTGTCAGCTCTGTGAGGCTGCGTAGAAATGGTGCAACCTTTTCTGTACCATACCCCGGCACATACCAATCAGGATGCTCCATCAAATAACCTCTGATCTATGAGTTACATAGGGATCGCCGGGTGCATTCTTACTGGACCCCGGCCATGTTTCTTCCTTGGTAGTCTTCTTGATGACTCGCTCAGACCGTGGGCTATACTCAATCTCCACCTCACTCCAATCCTCATAGTACTCAATCGTCACTCGCTTCAATAACTTCATTCTCTTGCTCCTTTACTCCATACTTAAATTCAGTCTCAGCTGCAATGTCCAGCTGATGCATAATGTCCTCTGTGAAATACTTCTCAGGGTTATTGTTGATCGTCTTGCCAAACGTCTTACTTCCATCCGGCAACTCAATNCGAGTGGAAACNCTCTTGAAAATTTCATACTTCAATGCAAGGTCCAACAATCCATAGTATCGATCCAACCCCTTNTCNTANGTCAGNCGCACATCAACCATCTTATTCTCTCTGGCCAANCGACTCTTGTGGTTCTTGCAGTGAATGATATTACCGATAACCTCTGTACCGTCCTTCTCCTTCTTCTTGCTCAGATAAACAATAGAGGATGCGGCGTATTTAAGTCCAGAGCCACCACCCATTTCCTTCGTGGGAAACATACTCCCCACCACATCGTAGGTATGGTTCGTAACCACCATCGGAACTTTCGCTCGCCCGAGCTTTAATGTTAGAACTCTAAACGCTGCTTTCAGCACCTGTGCCCGTGTCATGTCTCTTGTCTCTTTACCAGCCTCAGTATCCTCTACTTCCTTCGTGGTACTCAGCATACCCAACGAGTCCAGNCAGAGCATCATCGGNAATCGCTCAGATACATCCTGTGTAAGATAATCGTCCAGTACTCGAATCGCCTGTGTGCGNAACTCCTGTACGGTTGTGACGGGCATCATGACCATTCTCTTAGGATCAATCCCACGATCAATCACCATCTGCCGAGTAATCGCACTTTCACTCTCGAAAAAGATGACACCTGCATTCGGATTTCTGTCAAGGAAACTCTTAACCATACCCATAAGAAAGAACGTCTTTCCAGTTGCACTCTCACCTGCCAATGCAGTAATCTTATTACCTGCGAGGCCACCATATATAGAGCCACTCAATAGTGCATTGAACACATACGAGCCAGTGTCGATAAACGAATGAACATCGCCTGCCTCAACACCATCATCGACAATGCCTCCGTACTCATTCATCTTCGCAACTCTCTTTAAAAAATCATTCACTATTCGTTCTCCTTATAAAACCTTTGTAGTATATTATGTATCAGTGTAACAGAAACCCCCAGTTAAGTCAAGTCACTTTGCTCAGTTTTTGGGGGTAGGGGCTATCGAAATAAAAGGTAGACAATACCCCCTAGTATGATTATATCTGCACAGATGCTCCATGCGATATATGCACGAAACAGCCACTTGGTAATTACCTTAGAATGTTCTCTCATCATTTTACCATCCTGGCGTGCTATATTTGCCATCCTTTTTGTAAACTTGAAATCCATCCAAGCCGTATGCAGGGCAGACGAACACTTTATCAGGTAATCCACTAGTATCTTTCTCACCCGCTTCACCACAGATGAAGAAGTGACCAGACTTCTCTGGAAATGCCTTGCGGAGAATGTTCTTGAGTTTTTCATTCTCTGCTTTAAGTTCTTTAATATGGTCTTCCATTTTAAAAATCTGATTAACCATTCGACTCTCCTTGCATTAGAAATAAGTTAGGAACCCTATATTGCATTTATAGTTTAGGTATGGCGTTCCAGTTTAGAGGGCCCCCTTTTCAGAGAGCTCTCAGAATTTTTAAGGTGGAAGGGAGAGGAATCGAACCTCTCTTACAGTGCCTGACACACCGCTGATCGTAGTCAGATCGGACCATTTACACCCCATGTACGTTACACCCAGCAGATGATAGCGCAGTGACGGGCGTCCCAGTGCCTTCCATTATAAAAGAGAGAGTATCAGGCCACCTAGCAATTCAGCAGTTTACGAAAGCCCATTCGGGATACTCTCCAAGTTTAACTCATTCCTCTATAGTGGTCTACCAATAGTAACTCCACGAGTCCCTAAGATATAAAGACTAATAAAACCAATCACAAAAATCGTAATCATAATCAAATCCTCAGAGAGCGCTAGCAGTGTCTTGTGACCTAACGGGCGTATCCCGTTCCAGAAGTCTCTCTTCATTATCTTTATTATCGCATATCCTAGAAGGTTTGTCAAGAAGAAAATGAGCTATTTTCCAAATAATTCGATATATTCCTTGGCGACCTCTGCACCCATCTCTTTTAGGATACCTGTCTTCATCACCTTCGTTGCATTGAACGCTTTGATATCACCCGCTACACGGAACTCATCAAGGTTCTTATTCACAGCAATCAGCATTTCTTCAAGTGTCATGTGTTAGTCCTTTATGTCTTATCAACCATCCTACAAGCTAAATATACCATACTGTCAAGGGATTGTCAAGTACTTTCTGGCGATTTTCTGAATTATTTTGTGTGTGTGGGGAAATTGAGCCGAGAGTCTGTGGATTTTAACTACATCACCCTCATGTTTTTTCTAGCCTTTTTAATGATTGGGTAAAAATGGGATACTATGGGATATACTGGGACAATNTTTCCGCATAGTGTAATACACAGAGCATTTCTACTGGGAATTTCTCTTGCCATGTGGATAATGTGATAAAATACTCTCCACACCATGCATATGTGGTGTTGTCAACTGGTATGTTCTCTAGAATCATTGGCTCTCCATATGCGTCTGTCTCGTAGCATCTCTATGCCAGCGAGTTGTTGTTCTTCTGTCCTATGACGCCATCCTTGTATCTCTTCTTTTGTGCGTGAGCATCCTAGACAGTATCCTTGTTCGTCATATGTGCAAACCTTGATGCATGGTGTATATTTTGCTTTTGGCATGAATTGTGTTCTCCCTGTACATATATGTATTCTACTAAATACAAGGTACTTGACTCGTAAGCGTATATGGAGTATAATGGTAGCATGATGAAATTTAAACAAATGTTGGATGAAGACAAGGGTGGCAAAAACCTACATCTTGAACACCTAGAAGATGAGATATTGAACTATGGTGTTGATGGTGGTNGAGCAGCGATTAACTTCCTTCGTTCTCTTCGTGATATGATGGCTGGAGCGACTCGTTCCTCTGTGAATATGACTGTCAAGTGGGATGGTGCGCCAGCGATCTTTGCTGGTATTGATCCTGCTGATGATACGTTCTTTGTTGCAAAAAAGAGTGTGTTCAATGT